TGCCGCCAGAATTGCGGAACCCGTTGGAAACAATGTCGATTGTGTTGTTCGTCGACGTGCGGCCAGAAATCGAACCATTTTGACCGATGTCAAGGACGTTGTAGGTGGAATTCCACGCACTCGGCGCAACGCCTATGCCCAGCCCCGTGGAGTTCAGGGTCATGGCGGTGGAGCCGTTAATTCCGAAAACCAACGGTTGATTGACTGACGTTCCGATTCCAAACGGAGCCGCAGCATCAGAGAAGATCGAATTGCTTCCAGCACCAAGACCTAAAACAGTGCCACCAACGAACGACGGACCATATCCAATGAAGTTCAGACCCGTGTCATTGCTGAGATGGAAGCGGTTGAAATAGGCACTTGTTGCAAGCGTATTTTTAACACGCAATCCATCCACAGCGGCAACAGAAACATCGGCTGCGTAGCTAGGACTCGCCGTCCCAATACCCACCCGATTGTTAGCCGAATCCACCTTCAGGGTGCTGGTGTCCACCGTCAGATCGCCGGTGATGGTGGCGCTGGCGAGGGTGGCGGATGGCGAACAAGCGAGGATGTTGTTGATGCTGATTCGCTTGGTCGTACCGGATGCCGCCATCGAATTGTCAGAGACATCGACGATCGGAACCATGTCGTTTGCGGGATCGGCCGCCGTTAGGGCCGCTAAGGCTGTAATCTTTGAGTCTGCCATAATCAGTTAGCTTGGATTGCGATTTTAAAGAGGTCTTCCTGTTGGAGGAAACCAGCGTCTTCTCTCAACAGAAATTCAAAAGTACCGTATGTGATGACGAGTTTTGATGTTCCGTCTTCTTGCCACAGGAACCCCTCGTCTTCACGGAGAACATCACGGCGAAGCACCGGCGCGTCAGTGCCACCGGCTTGACCGGCGAACAACCGATTGAGTGCTATGCCGAGCGAGATCATTAGGCGCGAGCGTTAAACGCCACCACACTACCGGAGGAGATTTGAAAGCCGGTGATGTTGCCCACCAACGGGAAGCCAGCGGGAATCGTTTTGGAGGTCCAAGTGCCGGAGATACCGAGTCCGGTGATGGATGTGAAAACGGTGGGTTCAGTGGGAATCAAACCAGACCACGCACCAGTTTGTGCGGCAGTGCTGGTAACCAACGAGAAACCCTCTCGTCCCATTGAATACTCGGTTGCGATGTCTGCTTGAACGGCCATTTGGTTTTTCGGTTAGAGGGGAGGCTGCCAGCGTATCTAACAGCCTCCCCAATTTTGGTTTGTTAACCTTTTCGGACTTTCGGTGCCAGGGCTCCCTGTATCCACAGGATGAGCTTGCCTCCTTCGGGAACGGTCGCGGTGTTGAAGCCTTCGCGCTGGAGTGTCGCGTCGACTTCGGGACCAGAAACGAGCTTGGTTTTGCCGTTCTTGTCCACCGAGATGGTAGTTGCGATTCTCATGGGTCAGCCGATTAGGCGGTGATGAGAACCTCGGCCTGCGTGGTGTCCGCGGCCGCGGCGCCGAACATGATGTCGTAGGACGCCATGTGAGCGCGGGAGGCGCGGCTGTACCAGACAGACAGCAGGACCGAGAGGCCGTTGGACAGCTCGACCGTGCGCTGCTCCAGGAACTCGCCGGCGATCATTCCGACCGGGAGGCCTGAGGCCACCGCGATGGCGTCCTGACCGCAAACGAAGCCGGCGGTGTTGGCGATGGCGCCGGTCCAGTCGTTCTGCTCCAGGATGTTGTTGAAGCCAAAGAAACCGTTGTTCAACGGGCCATATCGGCTGTCAGGGAACGGGTTGGTGCCGGCGGCAGCGGTGAACTGACCGGAGAACATCAGGCGAGCCAGGTGGCCACCGTCGAGCAACAGCAGCTTCTGGCGGTAGTTCTTGGCCAGGGCCAGGATCGCCGGGAGGTCGGAGCTGTCGAAGTTGGCGGCCGTTCCGATGGTGGTTCCGGCGCCGTAGTTGCCGGAGGTCATGACAGCGGTCACCTTCTTAGAGATGGCCAAGGCGAAGATCTCAGCGGAGCCCTGGGACAGGTCGGAGAGGGCGAAGCCCTGGTTCAGCTCCTGCTGGGTGACCGTGAAGGTCTTGGTGATCTGGTTCACCGTCACCGAGGTGGCGGCCAGAGTGGACTGGTTAGCGGCGCCATCCTCGAAGTTGGTGGCGTTGTCGACCGCGGCGTCGCCGGTGGTGAACTTCTTGACCTGCACCGTCGCACGGGGGCGGAGGTTATCCAGGCCGACGTTGCGGGTAAAGCTGCTGATCATGGCCAGCTTGGCGCTGATCACGGTGATCACGGCGTCGGCGAGATAGTCGACAACCAAGCCGGAGGCGAAGGTGTTTGCGGCCTGGGGAGCGATCAGCGCCGACTGGCGGAGCAGTTCGCTGTGGTTCTCGATCAGGAAGCGCTGGCGCTCGGCACCGGCGCGGAGGCTCTTGTGCTTCTCCAGGAGGGGGTTGCCAAGGTTCTGGATCACCGGCCGGAGAGGCTCGGGGGCAGGGGCGGCGGTGATAGCCTTGGCGCTGATGGCGGCGGCAACGGCCTTGGCCACGATGGCGTCGATGTCGAGGGCGGACGGCGCACTAGGAGCGGCCGCCACCACGGTGTTTGATTCAGTCATGTTGTGTGGTGTCTGCTGTGATGTCGGCGCGGTTGTCGCGCCATCGGCGGCAGCGTCGGTGCTGCCGGTCGAAAGTTTGTCCTCCGGAGATTCATCCGGGGTCTCGCCCTCCTCGATTTCGAGCTGGGCATAAAGCGCTTTGAACCAATCACGGCCTGCGGCGCCTCCCCAAAGGTTGGCTGCCACGTCGGCCGGTGTGTTGGGCTCGGCTTCGAGGAAGCGCTCGTTGCGTCCCCACCAGGCGTTGGCTGTGCGGATCTTGTCCTCGGTGGGCGCCTCACCGGCCACCAGGGCCTCGGCGTCCAGGACGGTCTGCTTCTCAAGGCCATCACCGGCGAGGCCTTCGGCGTACTGCTCCAGGCCGCGGCGAAGGTTGCTTCGGACAGTCTCGGGGGCGGTCTTGGTGACAGCCCGGGGGTGCCAGCAGGCGGCGATAGCCATCTGCTCCTCGGTCATCTTGTCGGCCAGGCCGAACTGGATGGCCTCCTGGGCGGTGAACCAGGTCTCCTCTTTCATGGCAGCCCGGATCTGAGAGGTCGGGCGGCCGGTAACCTTCGAATAGATACCAGCCAGCACCTCAGCGTGTTGATCCAAGGCATCGGCCATCTTCCGCATTTCCTCCGAGGTGCCTGCCACCATTCCGGAGGGGTCGTGAATCATAAACAAGGCCGCATCGGCGATCTCAACAGTGTCACCGGCCAGGGCAATGATTGAGGCAATCGAGGCAGCGATGCCGACCACCCGGGTGGTGACGGGTGCCTGCCGGCCTCGCAGCATATTGTAGATGGCCAGGCCATCCCAGACGTTGCCGCCGGGGCTGTTGATCTCGATCACCAGAGGGCCTTGGCCGACGTCCTGCAGGGCCTGGCTGAAAGCCTTGGCCGAGATTCCGGATCCACCAAACCAGTCTTCACCGATCTGATCGAAGATCTGAAGGGTGGCCGGCTCCGAGGCCGAGGCCCGGGGTTGATAGGAAAGCCAGTTGTTGATCTTGGTCATTCTGTTTTCTTGGATCTGGTTTTCCGTTTCTTGACCACAGCGACCACCTCCTGGATGGGTTGGGCTGGGATCTCCTCGGGCATTGTCCCGGAGGGCTCCACCTCGGCTGCCATCTCGGCAGACTCCGGGGCGATTGGTTGCTTCTGGGCGGTCGAGATCTCCGAGACATCGAGGCCGTACTTAGCAGCCAGGTCTTGAATGTAGCGGGCCTGCTGCGCCTTGGCCTCCAGCGCTGATCGCCAGTCGATGCCTCGGGCGCCGTAGATCTCGTCGTAGGTTGTGACGCCAGCGGTCAGCTCAGCGAGCTGAGCCGATGAGTTGCGGCCGACGTCGACATTCGGAGCCCTGGGGGCCTGGATGGCGATCTCGTACCAGTCGTCAGGTGAGTCTCGCAGGGTGGGATCGGTACGGATGGCGTATTCCATCACATATTCCCAGATCCTACGGGCGGCCGAGGCCATCACCTGGTGACGGCTGCGGAACCACACTGACGACATATCCAGGGCGCCACGGTAGACCGTGCCCTGCATTCCTTCCGGGAACACCAGGACGTAGGGGATGCCGACGCCGGCGCACACCTTCTCGGTCAGGCTGCGCCAGTATTCGCGCATGTTGACGTTGGGGCGGTCGGCTTGGAACTGCTCGAACTCGTCCCCGGACTTCAGCACCTTGACCGTGCTGCCGAATACGTTCTCGTAGTAGGTCTGGGCGGTGCCCTGACTTCCAACCACACCAGAACGGAGGCTGCTGGCCTGCACCTCACCGGAACTGGTCTTGATCACCTGAGCCACGCTGGAGGCGAGTTTGCAGGATTCCATTTCCAGCTTCTGAAGGTCGTCCAGGTCGTGCAGGTCGTTAATGACGCACGCCACGAATGGCAGGCCGCGGAGCTGGCCGGCACGCTGGGCCTCGTAGATGTGGACGATGGAGTCGGAAGATATTGACCGGATCTCGGTGAGTTGGCCTTGGTTCGTTTCCTGCCCAATAAAGTAGGAAAGAGCGCGGCCTGTTTTGGTATCAAACCGGACTCCATCGAAGATATCCGGAGATTGATCCTGGCCGGTGGGTGTGGCCACCTGTTGAGGTTCGATGAGCTGAAGACGGGGGCGGCCCGAGTCTCCCTTGGTCAGCAGAAGGAAAGATTCGCCATCGTAGAACCATCCACGGGCGGCCAGGCTCATCAGAGTTCCGAAAGACTGCCGGGATCCGATGTCAGGGTAGCGGCTCCAGGTATCCCACCATTTCTTCGCTCGGAGATTCCAGTCGGGATTCGAGGAAGCCGGCTGCACCGAGAAGTTGCTGCCGACCGTGTAGTTCTCGAACAGGTCACCGAGGCGATTCATCACCGCGTTGTTCTGCTCGAAGAATCGGCTCTTTCGGACGATCTGCTGCCGGGTCGAGGCAGTGACGTCGAACCGCACCGAGGTGTAGCTGGTGTCCAGGAAGGAACGGCGGATCGAGTTGGACGCGCCCTCGTATCGGTCGACAGGGGCCGACCGGAACTTAGCCAGGATGTTGTCGAGGAATCCCATTAGGTCATCCCCGTTCTGATGGCGCCCTCTCGACGGAAGTTCGAGAAGTCACCGCCGTAACTGGTCACAGCGACCAGGACGACAGCCATCATTTTGTTGAAAACCTGAGTGTCGGTAGGAGCGGCGATGCCGTCCTGGCCGAGTAGATAGACCGCCAGCTCGTAGTCGGCGATCAGGCTTTCCCACATCTCGACCATCTCGGACGGGGTGGGGGCGCCTTTGCCGGGCTCTGCGAATTCGACTGAGACATCCGAGGAAGATGTCGACCGAACAACCTGGCCGGATTCAATCACCGAGGCCGCGGCAATGACCTTTGAGGTCAGGGCGGCCAGCAGTGTCGCGCCACCGAGGGCGCTGTAGACACTGCGAAGATAGGCACGCTTGATTGCGACCGTGAAAGTGAACACCTCGGGCTGGAGGCTCCCACATTATTTCACCTGTTCAATGGCTTAGCTAAGACTGGACATCGCTTGACGTAAGATCATTCCAGAGCATGACCATAGCCAGTTGCATGATCTCGCAGTCATGCAGATGGTCGGGCCACTTTTGGTTGCGCTTCACCCAGACGTGCTTGATGCGGCCGGCTCGATTGGCTTGGGGCCGCAATAGGTGCGAGTCCAGGTGTCGCCAGTAGAGGTCCGGATCAGCCACATAGGCGCCTTCGGCCTGCACACTAGGCGGCTCCTGGTGAACGCCCCATTCCCGGTCGATGTCTCCCTTTCGAAGTCTGGACAGCATATCCCGCAGGTGCTCGGTGTCGAACACCAGGAGGGGCTGCACGACGTCGGTGCGCATCGAAGAGGATGTCGACAGGCCGAAAGGGTGCACGGCGCCAGAGTTTGTCGTAAATCGGGCACCAGTCTCTCGGCCTTTGAGAGGCAGCCATCCGACCAAGGCAGGCTTTCGGAGGCCGCCTTCCGTTGGGAACCTTAGGCCGCACGGGTAGCTGATAGGGTTGGATGTGATCGAGGAATAACTGCCGCAGGCATCGTAGACCGTCTGCGTGTTGAAGCCCGAGTCGATGCCTACATCCATGTCGTGCACCTCCAAGGCCACCTGCACCCGGCGTAGGGCTGCGAAGTCATCGGCATGGCCGGCAGCCACCAGTGTGCTATTGCCGTCCTTCCATTCGCGGCAGACCCACCACAGGAACGGTGCCACGGCCTGGACGTCTGCGGTCAGGTAACGCCGGCCTCCGGTGATAGAGACAGCAGCCGATGCCTCGGGGCGCTCCTGCTGCACGTCCTGCTGCTCCCAGGGCTCGGCCAGATTGCCATTGATGAAGCCCTGAAGGCCGGCCATCGAGGATTTAGCTTCGAGGAAGGCTACGGCGAGGTGTCCCCAGGTGCACTTTCGATCTGGGCTGTAGAGGCTGCTCAGATGGTAGGATCGCACGCCGGGCATGGCATTTGGATTCTCTGGGCGCCACTGGCCATGGCGGAGGGCTGCCACCTTGTGGGCGTCGGTGATATGGCCGAGGCAGAGCTGGCAGACGTAGTGGGCGGAGGCCCGGACTTTGGCGAGGTCGTGTTTACCGTCATCGGTCTTAGCGTCGTCCCATGTCACTTGGCGCCATTCCAGTTTGATCAGCTCCCGGCAGTGGGGGCACGGTAGGTAATAGCGGCGCTGGTCCCCGCGGAGGAAGCGCTGCCAGATCCGGCCTTCGACCACGGTGGGCGTCGAGGTCATGAAGGCTTTGGAGCTGGAGAACGACTTCAGACGCTGTTCAGCTAGGTCGAGGGCGTCGGCTTCTTTGCTGGTAGCCTCGGCGAATTTGTCCACCTCGTCTGCAATCAGCACCCGGACGGGGCGGCTGGCTAGGTTGGCCGGGCTGTTGGATCCGACGAATGTCAGGGTCGACCGGGTAAAGTTTTGCTCCAGGTTGGTGATCTTGTCGGCCTCGGCCGGGAAGCATTCCAACATGGTCGGGCTGTCCTCCAGCATGGGGAGCCAGCGGGACTTCGAGAAGGATCGGGCAAGATTCTCGGAAGGCATCAACCACAAGGCCGGGCTGGGCTCGTTTGCGATTAGCCAGGCCAAACCGGCCATTAGGGTGGTGGTCTTCGAGGTCTGGGATCCCCAGCACAGCGTCACCTCGGAGACCGATGGATCTTTCCAGGCCTCCATAGGCTCGCGGGTATAGGGCCGTACCGACGTCGAGAAGGGCCCGGGGTGCTCGGTCTGCCGTTGGGTTAGGCGAAGTGATGCCTCGGACCATTCGACCACGGTCTGCTGCGGGGTCGGCTTGTAGAGGTTGCGGCGATAATCGAGCAGGTTGCGCTGGAGGTCGGTCAGGTTTTCCATGGGTCGGTGTTGTGTAGTGTCTTCAGGCAGACCTCCTGGACCCACCTGGTCAATTCACGCTCGGCGTGCTCGGGGTCGTGCGGTGCTATCCGGCCGGAAAGCTGCTTGGGCATGGCTTTGATCAGCGAGGCTACGGCGCCGTCGTGCTCCTGCATCACCCGGCGCACCCAGTCGCCGGAGACCAGGCGCCGTTCCTTCTCGGCCTGGGCGATCACCTCGTCACGGGCGCTTGTAAGGTTCTTGGCTGCCGCGGCATGAATGGCCACCAGCCGGCCAGCGTCGGCTCGACCACCGCGGAGGGCATCGACCGCCAGGTCATAGGCTGCACGCTCGATTTGCCGTTGCCTCTCGTAAGCGCCTTCTGGCGAGTCGGTAGCGGCTGTTGCGGTGTTGAGAGGGGTCTCTGCTTCAATAGGCCTGTATGGGCCTTCCTGTTCGATTGCGGGGGCTTCTGGTATTGGTGGCGATTGTATGTGTTGGGTCGTCGACTTGGCCCGGATGTTTTTCTTTCGCCAGGCATCGGCGGCCTCAGGACTATGCATCGGCATCCCCTTCGCAGCCAGTTGGGTGACGTAGCCATGCGAAACACCGGCATGCTTGGCGTATTCTCGTTGGGTCATGGCTTCAAAGCCTTTTGGATGTCAGGAGGCAGCATCGAGTCGGGCACGGTGCCGGCGTACTGCAGAGCCCGGAAAACACCGTCGCGCCTGCTGTCTTGTGGGTTGGGCACGCAATAGCCGGCCAATTGCTCGGGCGGAGTTCCGCGTTTCATGAGCCGGATGAACCAGGCCACGTTTGCTAGGCCGTATTGATCCACAAGAAATTGGATGTGATTGTTTTGCATAGATATTGTTTTTAGTGCTTGATCACACACAACGATAGGGGTCTCGCGTTCACC